CCGCCGAATCGTATTTGTAGGCGAGGATATCGCTGACGCTCGGCGCCTTAGCGAGCTCGAGAAACTTTTCCACCGGCATTGAACTGGTCAGCAGAAGCTTGTTGATCGCGTCGGTCTGCTCATCCGACAGGGTTGCGCTCTTGCCGGCGCCGCGACCGTCGTCATCCTTGGCCGCGGCGAGCCCGAGAGCGGCCTTCATGGTGTATCGCTGCAGGTAGGAGACGGCCGAGCCGATCGCCTGGATCGGGTTCTTTTTGCCGGACGTGTCGGGCACGCTCGAGAGCGTCGAGGCTTCCTCGGAGTAGCCGTCGGCGTGACCAAGCACGCAGGTCACGGTGACCTTGTCCCCGCTGTGGATCTTGAAGCGCACCCAAAGGCCGTGCCGCGCCAGTGCCGGGTCGACGGCCGCGAGTAACTGTGCAAGGTCTTCATGTTTGTAGGAAGTCTCGCCGAAATTAACCTCGACGTTTTTCAGGATGGTCGGCCGCTCGGGGTCGGCCTTGAAGGCCGCGATCGCCGCGTTAAAGGCCTTGCGGGCCTGATTGGCCTCCCACCGCTCTTGCATGGTCAGCAGGCGGTCGAGCGTCTCGATCGAGGCACCCGACGCGATCGCCTGCTGCAGCAACTGCGGCGGGTCGAGCACGATCGGTTCTTTTAGCTTGGTCACGGTGTTTGTCACGACTGCCTCCAGTTGGTCCTTGGTTATCATCAGGGATTGCGCCCGAGCGCGTTGAGCAACTCAATGCCGTGCTCATTCAGTTTGTCCGGGTAATCCCAGGCGATGAGTCGGCGACGATCCATTGCCTCGAGTAGTTTTGTTTCTGCGTTTGCCCAGACGCCACGGATCGGACAGATGTTGCCGCGTTCGCGCTTTGCGGCGGTCGAAAGCGCCCGCTTCATTGCCGGCGTCAGCGGCTTTGATTGACGCTCTGGCGTGAGCAATGCTTCCCAATGCGGTTTCATCCATGCCTCCATGTGAGATCGCCAAACGGGCCGATGATGATGAACCCGTGCTGGAAGTTCATACGCGAAAAAAAGCGACCGGAGATCGCGCACCCGCGATAGGAGCGAATGCCGCGCTCGCGCAGACGCCGGTCAAGCCGATACATGACTTTCTCGGGCTGCGAGAGTTGGCGCTCGCATTCCTGATTGCGCCGCCGCGCCTCGTGCGTGGCGATGGATAGGCGGTTACCGTGTGCCATCACTCACCTACCGCGTCTTTGATGACGTCGTGCAGGGCGGCCGGGTCATCGAACCCGATCGCAGTCACGCCGGCGGGCGGGGACCACGCCTTAAGCAGGCTCTCGGTCGTTTCGACATCCAGTTTGGCCGCGGCGATCGTGCAGCGATCTTCTTCGCCGAGAGCCAAGACGCAGAACGGGTGCTGACGAATGTAGGCGATCAGCGGACGCGCATTCGCGAGTGTCCGGTTCTCTGTGTATTTCTTGAGTAGGTTTTTCATGTGTTTGCCTCTCGTTTCGACGCCCTTTATGCGCGCTGCATGATTCCTTGTCAATATGTTTCTTGCATATTTCCTGAAAAAGTTTATCTTTATGCTCAAGGCATTAATGCAAGGAGAATACGATGAAACCGATAGGCGCAGAAGACCTACGCAAGGCGCGCGAGGCGTTAAACGAGACACAATGGCAGTTCGCCGCTCGCTTGGGCGTCAATCAGGGCACTGTCAGCCGCTGGGAGAGAGGCAGAATTCCGGAACGAGGCATTACGCAGGACTTTCTGCGCCGGCGTCTCAATGACATCGCCAACGCTCGGCGCATCATTTCGGTGCGCCAATAGGGTCTGGCCTTATTACGCTTTCGTGACATACTGCCAACCAAGGGGGTTAACATGCTGGACATCCAGCGTCTGGACTGCGTCACCTGCACGACCGCGCTCGAGGTCGAATTACTGGCCGCGCTGATCAGCGAACGGCGCGCCCGCTCGCGCATCAAAGAGCGCGTCAAGGTCGTCATCAAGGAAGTCCCCGCGCCGCCCGAGCCGGAACCGCCCGTGATCCCCTGGCCGATCGGCCCGGACAGCGCACCGCAGCCGATCCCGCTCGATTACCTGTCGGCCAATCAGGCCAACGTGCGGCAGATCGTCAAGGCGGTTTCCGACCAGTTCAAGGTGTCCGTTGAGGAGATCAAAAACGATCGCCGCCAGGCGCCGCTGATCCGCGCCCGGCATGTCGCCTACCTCCTGTGCAAGATCCTCACGCGCCGCAGCTATCCCGACATCGGGCGGCAGCTCGGCGGGCGCGACCACACCACCATCATCAACGGCGTGAAAAACCTTGCGTGGCTCGAGGCCGAGCTCACGGTCGAGCTCTCGCGCAACGACACGATCCGCACCTGGGTGCGGGTGGCGGCCAAGAAAATGTTCTGGGCGGAAGGAATAAAAAACGGCTAATCTGGGAATGTGCGGGGCAAGCGTGGATTGGCCGTCCATGTTTTGCCCGGTCCCAAACGGGCGCCCCGCCGCTTTCCCTTGGGAGGGACGATTGACGAAGGAAAATCGAAAATGGATGCCGATGTTCTGGAAGGATTACTTCGCAGACACGAGACATCTGACAGTTGCTGAGCATGGCGCGTATTTGCTGCTGATTGGGCACTACTGGATCAACGGCGGGTTGCCCAGCGATGACGACACAATCCGCCGTCTCGCGCTCGTACGCCTCAAGGATTGGCCGCGCATTCGGCGATCGATCGCACCCTTTTTTGGAAACCCTAGTCAGGGATCCCTATGGGGTCACAAGCGAGTAACCCTAGAACTGGGTTATGCCATTGAAAAGTCTAGGCGCCTTTCTGCAAATGCAAAGCTTCGGCACAGCATCGGCACAGCTTCGGCATACACACCTACACCTACACCTACAAAGAAAGAGGTAGAGGGGCCCCACAAGAAGCGGAATTCGAGGAAGCAGGCTAACCGAATTCCCATGCCTGAGACTTGGCAGCCTGACGAATCAGGACTGCAGTACGCGAGCGATAATGGGCTTTCGCAGCAGATCCCGCGCATGATCAAGCGGTGCCGGGATTATCACATCAAGAATGGAACACTGATCGCCGGCGATCGCGGGCTCGCCGCGACATGGCGCACATGGTGCGACAACGAAGTTCGCTTTAGTGCGGACAAAAACGGCGCGGCCGTCGATCCTGATTTCGTGCCGTATTCGGTCGCCACCAAAGGCATGACCGAGGAACAGAAAAAGCAGTACGTGCAAGACGAAATGCGAAAATTCAGGGAGGCAAACCGTGTGGGCTAAAGGTTTGACCAAAGAACAGCGCGACATCAGCCAGCAGAAACTTGATGAATACTGGAAAGACGCCAAGAAGTTCGTAAAGGTCCACAGCGACGATCCGAAAGACCCATCCTGGTTTGCTTTCAAGCGCACGGACCCTGCGCGCCGAACATGGGAAAGCTATTTCCTTTGGCGCTTAGGTTTTCTGCCGATTGGCCTGAGCTACCTGGAGTGGGGAACGATCAAGGAATTCCTCGTGCCGTGCGAGAGACCAAACGAATTCGATACAACCTACGGAGAGCGCCATGACGCCTAATCTATTCGTGCCTTGCGATGTGCCGGACTATGCCAAGGCGGAGAGTTTTGCGGCGGTCGCCGACCCGAAATATTACAGGCTGGAATCCGACCATGTCTGCCAGGATGGTCGCGTCGTTTCGGGTATCTGGGTTCCCCAGAGCTGGTGGGCCCTCCGGCACAATCGGAGCTATACCCAATGGTGCCAGGATCAGATCAGAAACCCAGGGTTCGGGCGATGGAATTTCACGCCAAAAAAAGCCCGCAAAACCTATACGGATGAGGAAAAAGCGGCATTCCTGGAATCGGCGAAAGAGACTGGAAAGGCGCTATCGCAACTCAAGCTTTCACCGGAGACACAAAGGCTTTTGCGCGAGCAGGATGAGCGGCGCGAATGAGCCACCCGCCGAAAGTCCACGAGCGTCTCGCCGAGATCCCGGCAGCCCAGGTCGGATCGACGGTAGTAGCGATCGTCGACGATCCCTACTCGCAGGTCGGCGCGCAGATCGCGGTGATGCGCTCGGTGCGCGACGATCCCCTGGCCGGCATGTACGCGCGCTCGCAGATCGACACGGCGCAGTACTCGGCCGGCCGCCAATGGCAGCGCATTCACGAGCAGGCGGCCGTGGGTGCGTTAAAATCGATCGACCCTACCCAAGAGCCTGTCGATGGCCACGGACCGCCCCACGAGCCATTTACGGACGTTCAGCGCCACGCCTTTGCCGAGCTCAAGGCCGTCGCGGTGTGCCTCGGCTTCGAAGGCGACCGACTGGTGCGTGACATTCTGGGCGATCGTGTATCGCTTTTTGAGGCCGCGCAACGCCGCTCGCGGCCGAAGAAATACATCGGGCAACGCTTCCGCGAATGCCTGGAGACTCTCGCCAAGCTGTGGGGCTTTGCGTGATGGCCGTTGACAGGTCTGCTGGCGACGCTAAATTTGGTAGCGTCTAGCAAGCTTAACCCCCTTGCTTGATAACGTCTCTCAAACGGCCCGCGGTGTTGCCTCCAGCGGGCCGTTTTCTTAGGAGATTCCATGCCAACAGATGTTGAACTAGCTTACATGGCTGGGATCATTGATGGTGAGGGTTGTATTGGCGCAGTAGAATTACAGGATAAGCGACCAGGACGCGGTCCGGGCGTGATGTTTACAGTTCACGTCACAATGACCGATAGACAAGCCATAGATCTTTTTAAACAATTCTATGGCGGTTGCATACGAACAAGGACTGGCAAGAGAGCACATCACAGACATGTCTATTGCTGGCAAGGTTATGGTGAGATTGGCGCGCGTCTCTTGCGTGACGTCCTGCCGTATTTGCGAATTAAAGGTGGGCAGGCACGAGCCTATCTGGACGCCCGGAGGACCTTTACTGGCGGTCCACGGAAAGGCGTTCAGGGCGTCATTCAGCCTTCACCCATTGACGTAAAGCATCGTTTTGAGTTCATGCGAACAATCCAATCTTTGAACAAGAGACAACAGTTATGCCTATAGTCAGTCGCCAGCAGCAAAAGGCTATGTACAGCGCTGCAGCCGGAAACAGTACACTGGGCATTCCCAAGTCGGTCGGTGCCGACTTTGTCGCTGCCGGCCCGAAGGGTGGGTCGTTCGCCAAGCTACCAGCCAAGAAGAAACCGATGGGCGCAAAGATGAAACGCGCGGTCGACACCGGCATGGTGTCGCAAGAGGCACTCAGCAAACGAGGCTACTGACATGGCACGCTTAACCACGGCCGAGCGCAATGCCCTTCCCTCTTCGGCGTTTGCGGGGCCGAATAGGACGTATCCGGTACAGGATATTTCTCACGCCAGGAACGCGCTGGCGCGCGCGTCCCAGCACGCGGGCCCGAAGCTCGAGGAAAGAATAGAAGGCAAGGTGCACAAGAAATACCCAAGTATTGGTGAGACGAAGCGGCCCATGCCAAAGCAGATGGGCCCGCGCATGCAAGAGGCCTTCGACAAGGGCGACATCAGCAAGGAGGCGGCCTCGAAGATGGGCTACAACGTGGACTTCCGCCCCGACAACGCCTACGGTATCGACGATAGCGGTTCGAAGACCGACAATCTAATCTCCGGCCGCACGCCGTGGGAAACCCAGTACGAGCCGACGGATCAGCCGATGCCGAAAGGTGGCCCATTGCTCGGCAACTCGATGAAGTGATTGATCTGGATCAAAATGCCCAGACTCAGAAAGATCAGAAACAATAGCCAAATACCGGCGCCTAAACTATTACCTCCAGAACGCGGTGGTCGTGAGGTATCACAGTTTAAGCCGGGGTACGATCCGCGGCGACACAAAGGTCGCGAGGGCGCGCGTAATAAGCTAGCGACTGAGTATTTCGTGGATCTTTATGAGGCATGGTTGGCTAAAGGCAAGGCTGCAATCGACACTGTGGCGATGTGTTACCCGGAGACATTCGTGCGGGTGGTCGCGAGCCACATGCCACGCGAGATGCATGCAACCGTTGCCAGTGTTCACATGGAGCGGCTGACGACCATTGAACTACGAACCCTCATTGAGAGTGAGAGCCGCCCAGATACTGCTGCACAGGATCAAGGTGCAGACCTCGTTCAAGACCTGGGCGCGTGAATGCCAGTATGAACCGGCGGCGCACCACCGTCTCTTGATGGCCAAGCTGATCGGCGTTTCGCGTGGAACGATCCCGCGGCTCATGGTTTTTATGCCCCCGGGATCGGCCAAGAGCACCTACGGGTCTATTCTGTTTCCGGCGTGGTATTTAGCGCGACACCCAACGGATTCGTTGCTCGCCGCCTCGCACACCACCGAGCTCGCCGAAAAATGGGGTCGGCGCGTTCGCAACCTGATTGAGGAACATGGCCCGACGCTGGACATATCGATCGCGCAAGACAACGCGGCGGCCGGCCGCTGGGCACTCGGCCAGGGCGGCGAGTACTATGCCGCCGGAGTTGGCGTTGGCATTGCGGGCTTTCGTGCAGACCTCGCCATCATCGATGATCCTGTCAGAAGCCGAGAAGATGCGGATTCTGCGTTGGTTAGAGAAAAAACTTGGGACTGGTTTAAGTCCGATCTCTCGACCCGAATGAAACCTGGCGGGCGGATCGTGCTCATCCAGACCCGCTGGCACGAGGATGACCTTGCCGGACGTCTATTGCTATCTATGCAAAAAGGTGGTGACCGCTGGGATGTGCTCAGTCTGCCAGCAGTTGCTGGTGAAGGCGATCAGTTGGGGCGTGAAACCGGCGGTGTGCTTTGGGATGATAGCTACGGCTACGGAGACTTTCTCCGACATGAGCATAAAACTCAGTCCGCTCGAAACTGGTCGGCGCTCTATCAGCAGCGGCCGGCGCCGGAAGAAGGCACCCAGTTCAAGGCCGAATGGCTGAGGCCCTACACGACCGCGCCGGCGCTCGAGACGCTCGCCGTCTATGGAGGCTCGGACTATGCGGTCACGTCACATGGCGGTGACTATACTTGCCATGTGGTTATTGGCCTTGATCGGCAAGACCGCGCATACCTGCTTGACCTTTGGCGCGGACAATCTGCCACCGATGTGTGGGTTCGTGAGTTTATTCGACTCGTGAAGGAATGGAAGCCGCTCGACTGGGCCGAGGAGCAGGGCCAGATCGCGGCCAGCATGGGCCCGTTCATCGAGGACCAGTGCCGGCGCCACAAGGCTTACGTTAACCGCGAACAGTTTCCCACCCGCGGCGATAAAGCGGTACGCTGCCAGTCAATGCGCGGGAGGATGGCGGTCGACGGACTGTATGTACCTGAGTCAGCTCCCTGGTACCCTGACTTTCGCGCAGAGCTTTTATCGTTTCCGGCCGGCCGACATGATGACCAAGTCGATGCGCTCGGCCTTGTCGGGCAGCTCCTCGATCGCATGGTCGCCGGCCGGAAGCCTGCCAGGATCGTGTCGAAGCCGGCCAAGACCGGATACATCAGCGAACCGGAGACGGAATCATGGATAGCCTATTGAAGCTCGCCATCCTGGCGCTGGCCATCATTGGCGGCGCGATCGTCGCCTCGCAGGCGCAGATGATCCCCTATCTGCCGCCGACTACGCAGGGCACGCCGGTGATGGGGGTCGCCTCAGGCGCCGATACCTCGACATTATCGACCACGCTGCCGGCGGCAACCGCTGGCTCCGGCAAGTTCACCTACATCTGCGGCGTGACGATCTCGGGCCTGGGCGCCACCGGCCTGACCACGGTGGTGGCAACGATCGCGACCTTGACGGGGAACAAGACCGCGAGCATGACTTACATCTTCCCAGCCGGTGCCACGGTGGCCACGACGCCGATCAATATCCAGTTCTCCATGTGCGTGCCTGCCAACGCCAAGGAGACGGCGATCACCATCACGGTGCCGGGTGCGGCCGGAAACACGGCGACCCAGATCAATGCCCATGGTTACCAGCTCTGATATCGCCCAGGTTATCGAGCGGCTCGACGCGATGAGCGAGCGTTGCGATCGGCTGATTCGCAAGGAGCTTGTACCCATCCGGCCTGACCACAGTTATCCGTGCGTGAAACGGCCGGACGTGGAGGCCGAGCCTGCCCAAGTCTCTCGGCCTTCACGCTCTCCCGTCGATCGGGAGCCGCAGGAACGGTTTGATGAGATGAACCGTGAAGGGTTCAAGGATTATCGGCCGCTCGGCCGCGGCGGTTTTGGTGATGATGTGGATCAGGCGTTCGAGGAATGTGCCAACGCGCCGTGGTGAAAACGTGGGTTTTCGTGGAGGTTTTGCGGTCGACGCAGCTCTGCTGCTGGCGGGTCTGATCGTGGTGATCGGGCTCGCTTATTGGCTTGGTATCGTTCAACCCTGAAGGAGATAGCAATGGCAAATAGTCTGATCCCGCTCATCGGCCCGCTCGAGGCCAGCGCGGCGTTTATTGTCGGTGGCACCTTGACCATTATCGATGGCCGCGGGCAGGTGTGGCGTCACGACGGCACGGTCACGACCGACGTCAATGGCGATACGATCGTGCAACCGACAACGGTCGATCAGGTGGCAGTCGGACCCGGGCGGGCGCGGCTCTTGTGCCTCGCCGGAACCATCGCCTGGACCTACAACATGAACACCGGCTTCTGGACGGAAGGGCTCGACGTCACCGAGGAGAACCCGGAGGACGCAGGCGACACCACCAAGTCGTGGAAGCGCGGGCATAATGTGAACACGCCAACCGCCGCGGCGGCGGCGGCCACAACCGGTGGCAAGAGCAAGTCGAAGAAGGAAAAGGAACACGCCTACTAGGAGGCTTCCATGGCTGTTACGACTGTCGCCAAACCGGGCGACTTCGCCGCGACCTTTACCCTGGTCAACCGCACAATCCCGCAGCGGCACGAGTACGGCATCCTGGCCAATGGCAGCATCTATCGCCAGCGGTTCGGCCACGATGCCGATACGGTGAAGAAGGGCGGCCGCGGCACCTGGGTCTATACCGGGGTGGTTATTCCTGACATTGCGTCTGCCGGCGATATGTAAGTGGCGGACGACACCTACGACCCCGTCTTGCAAGAGACGGGCGGCGCAACGATGGGTGACGTGCTGACCGGCCTCGGGCGCCTTGGTAAAGGCGTGGCCCAGTACGATGTGAAGATGACCGAGGGCGTCAAGCAGCAGGCGGCCCGGGCCGGGCAGGACCTGCGTGACATTCTCTCCGGCGAGACGCCGTATTACCCCGGCCTGCGCCGCGAGGACGTCACCGATATCCCGGGCTCGGCGCAGCCGTCCGACCCGTTCATCGGCAAGACCACGGACCTGACCGGCGACGTCGCCCAGCTTGCCTATGGCATGGGCCCAACCGGGTCGATGGGCGTCTTTGTCGGGGCCGAGGGCGCCGGCAACTTGGCTAAGGCTGGCAAGCCGCAATACCTGCAGTCCATGGTCAAGGCGGACCAGTTGCTCAGTGCAGGCACCTCGCTCACGGACATCTATCGGCAGACCGGCGTGCATATCGCCAAGGACGGGCAATGGCGCGTCGAAGTGCCCGATTATCAGAGCGGGTTCAAGCCGGAGGCGGTTGAGAACCTGCTGCCGCGGGTCGAGGGCGGTACCGGCATCACAGGGCTCAGCCATCCTTCGCAGTTCGTGCCGGCAACGATCAGCCGGCCGCCGGCGCAGGACCTGACCATGGGTGACATCTACCATCACCCGGATCTGTTTACCGCGCACCCCGAGCTCGCTAACCGCCCGGTCAAGTTCGAGGACCTGTTCCCCGAGGACACCCAGAAAGGCTACATCAGCCGCGCCATGGTTGGGCCGGACGGCACGATCTACTTCAATCCGTCGGCCTTCAAAGGCGGCGCCGAGGGCAAGCTGTCGCCGCAGGATCTCCTGTTGATGCGCGACGCTGGCCTGCACGAACTGCAGCACGGGGTGCAGGACATTTCCGGCATGGCGCAGGGCGGTTCGACCACCGGGCCGACCGTGGAGAAGCGCGCCGCCGAACTGATGACGGCGCAGCCGGGCATGAAGCTCGACGCGGCAAAACTGCGCGCCTACAAGGAGCTCGCCGGTGAAACCGAGGCGCGTAACGTGCAGTCGCGCAAGGACCTGACCCCGGCCAAGCTCGCCAAATACGCGCCGTGGAAGACGCAGGATATCCCTTATGCCGACCAACTGTTGCGGCTGCAGGAGGGCCCCGGCGCTCCGATGGCCTTGCCCAAGGCCGTCACCGAGCCGCTGTCGTTTTCCGAGCGCATGGCGCGCGATCGGGACGTGGCCTTCCAGCGCGCGCAACGCGGGACCGCGACCGGCGATTACGGGCTCGGCTCCGCTGACTTCGCCCAACGCCAGCAGCAGGGCTATCGCAATTCCATGGCGGACATCTTGGACGCCTACCGAGAAAGGACAGGCTTACCCCGGCAATGGACGCAAAGCCCGTTGCTGGCACCCGGGGAGACGCGCGAGGTGGACCGCGCGGCGATCGCTGAGCGGCAGCGCCAGGAGAGGCTCGTGCCAAAGGTCGGGCAAGAGGCGCCCGGTGGATTATTTGGTCCAAAAGACACGCAAGGCCAGTTCAAGTTCCAGATCGAGGACCTGATCAACTCGCCGCACTCGCGCGCTGGCGTGCCGTTCCAGCCGGCCGCACCGTATCTTCGCAACCCGAATGCCCCGCTGTTTGATTATTCGCGTCTGGGTGAGCGCATCGTCACCCCGCAATACGGGCTCGAGCGCACCGCCTCGACCGACGTGACGCCCGATTTTCTGCGCGCCGGCTCGAAAGAGAACATCGCCCGGGTCAATAAGATCGTGGAACAAGGCATCCGCGAAGGCGGCCTGAACTGGCACGGAATGCAGCCGTTGCTTGAGGAGTACCAGGGCGAGCTCGGCCGTCAGCGTGGCTCGAATGCCTACCTCGACTACATGCGGCGGGTCGGCGCGACATCGCCGAATTCCAATGTCGAGCAAAATTTTCGAACCGCCAGCTATTACGACTGGCTGATCCGCAATGGCCTGCCGTTGCCGAGGCTCGGCCGCGGCCCGAGCGGCCAGCCGGTCGTGCTGCCGGGCGAGATTCCGAACCCCTACGGCAACAAGGCGCAGGGGCTGCATGTGACCAACCTCAACCGATTGCAGGCCGGCGAAGGCTACCCGCTGTCCAATCCCAAGCCGCCATCATTCGCCGAAAACATGATGGGCAACTACACGCCGGTGGCGGTCGATCGGCATAACATGACGCTGTGGGGGCTCGATCGCGAGCCCAACCTGACCGGCTATCGCTATCTCGAGGACCTGCAGCAGCAGCAGGCCCGGCGCATGGGGATTGAGCCGGCGCAATATCAGGCGGCCGGCTGGCTACCCTACGCGAAAAGCGGCACCGAACCGGCGCTGCAACTGTTCGAAAACCGCATTGCGGCCACGGCCGGCCACACCGGGCTATCGAAGGCCGACGTGCTGCGGCAGTTTATCCGCGGGAAGCTGCCATTGCGCTGATCGATGCCTCGTTGCGCGCATCGACCGCGGCTTTGACGGCCGGGGTGAGGAGAAAGTCATCGAACGGCATCTCGATGGTCGTCTTGCCATCGGTGATGACGACAACCCAGAGGCCCGGTGTGTCTTTCCATTTGAGGACGGCGTTCATGGCAGTATGCATAGCGCATAAGGGCGAAAAGTGCAATGGCTGACTACAATATTCCCTCCGCCACGAGCCCGACCGGCGAGCCTTATCTCGACCCGGATGGCTATTTCTCGCTCGAGCAGCTCAAGCGCCAGTATTGGGACTATCTCTCGATCAAGACGCCGGAGATCAACGAGGCGAAGGAGGCGCGGCGCTACTATCACGGCGCGCAATGGGGCGACAAGGAGCTCAAGGCGCTGAAACGGCGGATGCAGCCGCCGGTCGTCTCCAATCGCATCGTTCGTAAGATCGACGCGATCGTCGGACTGGTCGAGCGGCTCAAGCAGGACCCCAAGGCCTATTCGCGCACCCCGATGGCCGATCAGGGCGCCGACATTGCCACCGCGGTGATGCGCTACGCCATGGACAAGGTCGACTGGCGCTCGAAGTATCCGCGTTGCGCGCGCATGGGCGCGATCGACGGCTTCTGCGGCGTGGAGATCGATCTCGCCTATGGCGATCACGGCGATCCCGACATCGACCTGCACATCGTCTACCCGGATACGTTTTTCTATGACCCGCGCAGCTACGACGACAACTTCACCGACGCGCGCTACATGGGCATTTCCAAGTGGATTGACGCCGAGCAGGCGAAGGAGCTGGTGCCGGACAAGGAAGAGGTGATCGATCAGGCCGGCCAGGGCGCCACCGATGTCATTACCGATTCAGACCGCGAGATGCGCTGGATCAACACGACATCCAAGCGGCTGCGGATGGTCGACCATTGGTACATTCTCAACGGACAGTGGATGTGGTGCCTGCACATCGGCTCGGCCAAGCTGCAGGAAGGCGTGTCGCCCTATGTCGATGAGCGGGGCAAGAGTTTTCCCAAGTTCCTGATGTTCTCGGCCTCGGTCGATCACGAGGGCGATCGTTACGGCTTCGTGCGAAATTTTAAAGGCCCGCAGGACGAGATCAACCATCGCCGTTCGAAGTCACTGCACATTCTCAATTCGCGCCGGCTGATCGCCGACAAGGGCGCGGTCGATGACGTGGAAAAAGCGCGCACCGAGTGGGCGCGGCCGGACGGGTTCATCGAAAAGAATCCGGGCCGCGACATCACCCCCGATGATCAGAAGGCCGACTTTGCCGGGCAACTGCAGATGCTGCAGGAGGCGAAGACCGAGATCGAAAACTTCGGGCCGAATCCTGCTCTGCTCGGCCAGGGCATCGAAGGCTCGAGCGGGCGCGCAATCTCGCTCCTGCAACAGGCCGGCATCGCCGAACTCGGGCCTTACATGGTGGCGGTGCGGACCTGGAGATTGCGCGTCTACCGGGCGATCTGGCAGATCGTGCAACGCTACTGGACCGCGGAACGCTGGGTGCGAGTGACCGACGACGAGGGCTTGGCGCAGTACATCCAGATCAACGGGCTGACCACCGACCAGTACGGCCAGCCGGCGATTGCCAACTACATCGGTTCGCTTGATGTCGACATCATCCTTGATGAGGGCCCGGACAACATCAACCTGGCGGCCGATGCCTACGATACGCTGCTGGCGCTGGTGCGCGGCGGCACGCAGATCCCGCCGGACGTCCTGATCGAGCTCGCGCCCTTGCAGAACTCCATCAAGCAGAAACTGCTGGCCCGGCTCGAGCAGCAGCAGAACAACCCGCAGAAGGCGATCGCGCAAGCCGTGGCGCTGCAGGGCGAGGCGGCGAAGACCGGCAAGACCAAGTCGGAGACGGTCAAGAATCTCGCCAATGCCGCGCGCGACATCCACGAGGCGCACGCCGACGCGCAAGATCGTGCCTTCGTGCAGCAGCAGTATCAGAACCCAGGCACGCTGACCGCAACCGCGCTTCCACCCGGCGCCGCGGGTCTGCCTGGACCGGGGCCGGCGCCCGTCAATGCTCCTCCAGGCATGGGGCCGGTCCCGGGCGTCACCTCGCCCAGCCAGGGCGTGCCGTCCAACTTCCAGGGCACGCTGCCGTTTCCCGGCATGATGCCGCCCGGCGCAAGACAGGCCGGCTGAGGCGAATCAGGTTTCCTGATTCGTTCGCCTAATCATTTTTTCGTCAGGTCCACGAAACGGATCAACGTAGCTTCCACGAAACGGAGCAGCGCCCGCGATCGGCGAGACGATCGGCATGGAGTGACCTATGGCTGACCCAGAAGATCTAGACGTCGAGCAAGCTGTCCGCGACACCGAAAACCAGATCATGGACGAGGCCTTTGCCGAGCCGGAAAAGGAACCGGCGGAGCCGGAGCCGCGTCCACGTGACCCGGACACTGGCCGATTCACCCGCACCGCCCCCGCGACACCGGACGAAACCGAGCCGCAATCGCAGGGGTCGGAGGAGGAACGGCCGGAAGAACAGGTGCCATCCTGGCGCCTGCGCGAGATTGCCGAGGAACGCCGGCAGATCCAGGCGGAGCGCGATGCCTTGCGGGCTGAAAACGCGCGGATGACGGCCGCCATGGCCCAATTCCAGCGGGCGCAGCAGCAAGCGCAGCAACCTCCGCAACCGACCGATCCGGTGATGGACGCACCCGGCTTTCGCAAGGAGATCATCGACGAGACGCGGGCTGAGTTCAACGAACAGCTCCGGTCCATAAGGCTCGAGAACAATCTCGAACTGGCGCACATGCGTCATGGCGAGAGATTCGAGAAGGCCTACGAGGCTCTCCTGATCGAAGGCCAGCGCGGCAACAACCAACTTGTGCGCCAGCTCGTCGCCCAGCCCAATCCCGGGCAGGCGATCGTCAACTGGTTCACCCACAACGAGGTGCTGCGGGAGGTCGGTTCCGACATTCCGGCGTTCAAGCAGAAGACGCGCGACGAATTGCTCAACGATCCTGAGTTTCTGGCCGAAGCGGTCGAACGCCAACGACAGATGGCCTTCGGCGGCGGAGGCAATGCTGGCGCAGGTCAGGCGCCGCGCACCGTGACGAGACTGCCGCCCTCGCTGTCCAAGGCGACGGGCTCCTCATCTGGCGAGTCCCCGGAAGGGCAACTCGACGGCTCGGATGATGGCATTTTCGCCTACGCCCTCAATTCCAGACCACGACGCTAAGGCCGATAAGCGTCCGAGGAGGAAGCCATGGCGCTTTCTTCGATCCAAGTTAACAATAAACTCATTGTCTTTAAGCGCGAGATCCTGCGCGAATTCGTTCGCCAGAACATGTTCTCGCCCTACATGGGCAATGGGCTCACCAACATCATCCGCGTGCTCAATGACCTCAAAGCCGGCGGCGAACAGGTCAACGTGCCGCTCACCTCGGCGCTGCGGGCGACCGCGATCGCCAACGGCACCCTGGTCGGGGCCGAGGAAGCGATCGACAACTACGGCTTCCGCATGTGGATTGACTGGGCGCGCAACGCGGTCAAGACCAACCGGCAGGAGATCCATCGCGACTCGGCCGCGATCTACGATATTGCCCGGCCGCTCTTGAGCGACTGGGGCAAGGAGCTGATCAAGAACGAGATCTGCGATGCGTTCCTGTCGATCCCGTCGATCTCGGCGCCGGCCAACCTTGGTACGGCGAACGGGCAACGGGTCAACGGCTTCCAGTGGGACAACACCACGACCTCGGGCGCCTCCGGTTCGAGCAATCGTGACCAGTGGACGTCGGACAATGCCGACCGCATCGTGTTCGGCAACACGATCGCCAACGCGGCGTCCAACGTGTGGGCGACGGCGGCGGCGCTCGTCGACAACACCAGCGGCAAGTTTACCGGCGCGTCGCTGAAACTGATGAAGCGCCGCGCGATGAACGCGGTGCCGCGCATCCGGCCGTACCAGACCAACGACGGCTACGACTTCTGGATCTGCTTCTGCGACCCGAATGCGTTCCGCGATTTGTCGAACGACCAGACCATCGTCAACTCCAACCTCTACGCGCGACCGCGCGAGGGCCGTTACAAGGAAAACCCGCTGTTTAACGACGGCGACATTCTCTACGACGGCGTGATCGTGCGGCAGGTGCCGGAATTGCTGATCCGCATTCCGACCCTGTTCAAGACGGCCGGCGCCGGCGGCATCCAGCTCAACGCCGTGCACCTGTGTGGCCAGTCTGCCATGTGCCAGTTCTACGGCCAATTGCCGCGCCCGACCCGGTTGGAACAGACCGACTACGACTTCAATCGCGGTGTCGGTATCGAAATGGCCTATGGCCTCGGCAAGGTCGCCAAGACCACGTCCTCGAAGTTCAAGGAATGGGGCGTGTTCACCGGCTTCTTTGCCTCGGTCAACGATACGTAATACAACGACGAGCGGGCGGCGATCTGCTGGGTGAGGGCGGGCCCAATCCGTCTGCACCAGCGGGCCGCGAAGTCGCCGCCCGCAACTTTTTCTGGAGGCACGATGGTCAAGGTGCGCTGGCTCGAGCGGGAAGACTGGAAGACCGGACATCCGTTCTACGGGTTCAACGGTTATACATTCAATCCCGACGAGCCAGTCGACATCATGGACGCGGAGACGCTGCGTCTCATCCGGCAACATCCAGAGCTGTTTGCAATCGAGGAGGCAGATGATGGGCAAGCACAAGAAGGCCAAGAAGTCAAAGAAGGCGAAGACGACGAACGGAAAAGCGAAAACAAAACTGGCTACGTCCCCGTCAAAAAACCCAAAACCGCCAAGCCGGGCAAACCCAAACCCGGTGCCGTGGCGGACGTGAAGCCTGACCAGGTGAAGGAATGACCACCTACCGGACGCGCAACGACCTCGTCAACGAGGCGCTGATCAACCTTGGCATTCTCGCGGCCGGACAATCCCCCGGCGCGGAAGATTTTGCCGCGGTCAACGGCAAGGTCGATTCGCTGTACGAGCGGCTCGAAAGCCAGGACATCATCGACCTCGACAACTCGGTCGACGAGATCCCCTCCAACATCTTCATGCAGCTCGCGGTGATCCTCGCCGACGATTCGGCCCTGATGTTCGGGCTTCCCGGCATTCCGGCCTCGCCGTCCAATCCGACGCCGGTGCAGGCGGCGACCGATTCGATCCGGCGGGTGACCTACGCGCGGCCGACCTACGTGCCGCAAAAAGCGGAGTATTTCTGATGGCAGACTATGGCTACGGAAACACCGGCGGTTCAGGTCTGCGCGAGGCCTTGAACCAAATGTATCCAATGACCGGCCTGGGCGAGTGGGGCGCGATGTTCCCGCCCAACTCCGGCTCGCCGACGCCGGAGGCGCCGGTGCCGATCCCGCGCCAGCGGCCGCCCATCCCGCGGCCGCCGGTCAACCAGAACAATCTGCCGACGCAACAGAACCTCAACGTGCCGCTCGACGGCACGCCGGCCTATCAGGCGCCGATCGCACCGCCCGGACCCGGGACACCCGGACCGGCATTGCCGGCGCCGGGACAACTCGCCCCGGCCGGCGGTCCGGTGCCATTGCCTCCCGGTGGCGTGACCCTGCCGCCCAACTACGGCGCGGCGCGCGCCATGGCACAACGGCTGCGGGGGTTCAATCCGGCCGCCGCGGCGCAGGCCCTACAGCGGTTCTAATCATGCCTGACGTGGCGATCCCGTTGCCGGTCACCTCGGCGCCCGGCAAGCGGCCGCACGACTCCGCGGGACGACTGATCAATGTCTACGCCGAAGACCTGGTGAACGGCGCGCGCTCGCAGACGGTGTGGCGCCGCGCACCCGGGCTCGTCTCGTTCGTCAACTTCACCGATACGGGCTGGCGCGGCGGCCTCGTGGTCGGCTCGGCGCTCTATGCCGCCTTCACCTCGGGCGGCGGCCGCATTTCCAGTTTCAACTCCTCGGGCGCCGCCACGTTCCTCGGCACGCAGACCGGCACCAAGAAACTGATCTGGGCGCACAACAACAAAGCGACCCCGGACGTCGTCTTCGTCGACCCGGACAACGGGCCGTTTCAGGTGACGAGCGCGCCGAGCGTCATTGCCTACCCGGACCCGGATGTGTCGTTTGCCAATTCGGTCTGCTTTCTTGACGGCTACTTCTTCTTCGGCCATGCCGACGGCACCGTGATCGCCTCGGCGATCAACGACACGGCGATCAACGCGCTCGACTTCATCCAGGTGCAGGGCAACCCGGGCGGATTATTTCGCGTCATTCCGTTTTCCGAACTGTACATGTTCGGCTCGACCACGATCGAGGTCTGGCAGAACACGGCCAACCCGACCGCGTTCCCGTTCTCGCGCGTCAAGGTGATCCCGCGCGGCATGCTCGGGCGCTACTGCGTCACCGGATGGGAGCCGGGCTTCGGCAATGGACTGATCTTCGTCGGCGACGATCGCAAGGTCTACACGCTCAACGGCTACGCGCCCTTGCCGATCTCGACCCCGGATGTCGAGCGGGCGATCTGGGGGTTCATCGACAACGGCGGTTCGCCCGACGACATGGAATTGTTTCCCTATGTCGCCAACGGGCATCCCTACGCGGTGCTGCGAACGCCGACGTTCACCTGGGCCTTCGACATCAGCTCGTTGCGCTGGCACGAGCGGCAGAGCTATCTTTTGAATAACTGGCGCGCCTATGCCTCGGTCAATGCCTTCGGCAAGTGGCTTGCCGGCGATTCGCAGTCCTCGAACATCCTGCAGATCACCGAGACGGTGCAGACCGAGCTCGGCCAGGACATCGTGTTCGACCTGTGGACCGGGCCGGTAACGGCGTTCCCCAATCGTATCCGCGTGGCACAGGTGACTTTCGAGATCGCGCTCGGCACCGGCATCAATCTCGGTCCCGATCCGCGCCAGGTCAATCCGACCGCCTTCATCTCCTGGAGCGATGATGCCGGCGTCTCCTGGTCGACCCCGCTCGAACGGGTGATCGGGCAACAGGCGACCAATCTCTACCCGATGCGCGTCAATCGCGTCGGACAGACGCGCGACCAGGGACGACGGTTTCGCCTGCAGGTGTTTGCGCCGGTCGATGTCGAAGTGACCGGCGGCAAGATGTCGAGCGAGGTCAGGAATTACTGATGACGCTGCCGGTCCCCGACAACACCCAGGCCTATACCGACAAGGACGGCAAGCCGACCAAGGAGTTTTTCAACTACCTCAAGGCGCTGACCAAGGAAGCGGCCAGCCAGGGCGGCGGCCCGGTGGCGTCGCTGCCGTGGCAGGTCGTCGCCGCGGGCTATACGACCAATACCCTGGCGATTCCCAAGTTCGATGCGACGGCGGTCGACATCGGCGGGACCGGAGGTCCCGGCTACTCGCTTTATCTGTACAACTGGTTCGGCAGTTCGGTGAACACCTCGACCATCGTCTTCAATGACGATGGCTCGATGACGCTCAATGGCGACAACACCGGACCGAATGGCCAATTATCGACGGCCTTCTTCCTCGGCAGCGGCAACTTCCGCGGCAAGGCGTTCGGCGGCGGCGGCTATTTCGAGTGCGTGTTCAAGTTCAATCCGTGGGACGTGATCAACAATCATTTCCACGGCTCGCCGGCGTGGTGGTCGATGTCGGTCGAGCACATGGCCGGCATGGCGAGCGATCACTGGCCGGGACAGGTGCCCGGCTACATGCACTTTGCCGAAGTCGACTTCTTCGAATACTTCGCCGACGGCTATGTACCGGGTTCCGGCACCAACTACTGGACCAACGCCATCCATGACTGGCGCGATACCGGGCCCGGAGACTTTCTGCCGAATTATCCCTGGTGGGTGGTGGCGATCCTCAACTATGTGGAGTTTGGCCAACCGGGCAGCGACCCGGATCTGTCGAAATATCACAAATATGCCTGTCTCTGGGTGCCCCCGACATCGACGCAACTCGGCTATCTGCAATTCTTCTTCGACAACATGCCGGTCAAGCAGATCTGGGCTTGGCGCAAATACGACAACACCGCCTCGGTCCCCGCCGTCAAGTGGGCCTATACCTACAATCACGACTATGATCAGGGCGGCTTTGCCAATCAAAATGTGCGGGTGGTCATCCAGCCTTCGCTTCTGAGCACGACGGCGACTAACGGAAACATCTATCTGCTGGTCGCGCTCGCCTCCGGCACCGGCAAACTCGACGGCTGCTATATCGGTTATTTCTCTTCCGTCTCGGGCACCGGCGGCCTGCCCGGGGCGAACCTCATCTCGCCGAGCGTGTTCGCCGGCGTCGTGGGAGCGGGAAACATTCCCACCGGCTGGACACAAACCGGGACCGTCAATGCCTCGTCGCTGATCACGCCGGCGGGCGGAACGGTCAATGGCGTGACGACACTGGCCGACCAGATCGTCTCATTGGCCGGCGGCGGCTTCCAGGGAATCCAGGTCAACACGCCGCCGTCGTTGCTTGCCGGGCGGCGCTACGCGGTCAGCGCCTGGGTCGCCAAGGTCAGCGGGGTGACGGCGTGCGACGTGGTCGCATATTTCGGCAGCAATCAGGTCCGCATCATCGACGCGGCGACGGTCAACGCGGCGACCGTCGGGATCTACAATCTTTTCACGGTCGACTATGTCGCGAGCGGCAGCGAGAGCCTATTCGCCATCATCAACGCGGCCGCGGCAACTGGAACCGGGTTCGCCTTTGCCCTGCCGGGCGTGCAGCTCTACTCGATCGACCCGTTTGTCGTCTCCTTTGACGGCAACCAGGTGCCGGTGACCTTCAACGGCGGCTCGCGGCGCATCCGCTTTACGCCCAACGATGCCACCGTGATCTACAGCGACCCGATCCCGTTCGTCTACGACCACACGCGCCCGATCATGGTGGCGATGCATTTTTCCGGGTCGAACATCGCGCTCGGCGCCGATGCCGGCATAGCGGCAACGACCTATTTCGATACGGGCAACGACAACAGCGGGGTGACGACGGTTCCGCTGATCAACCGCTATGCGAACACGAATTGCGGGATCTTCCAGATCCTCGCGCAGCAATATACCGAGATGTCGATCCTCGATGTGCAGCATCTCGTCTGCCATGTCGGCACGACCCCGGGCATGCCGATGACCATTCGTTCGATCAACGTGTGGCAGAAAGACACCTCGGGGAATCTTGACCAGTAGGAACCTCGCATGTCCCTGTTCAGCGACTTATTCAACCCGCAGCGCAAGTTCGATCAGGCGGCGCAGAATATCCAGGCCGGCATCCAGCAGGGCGAGACGCAGGCGCTGCCCTACATGCAGGGCGGCATCGACACGCTGAAGCAATACTACGGACAGGCGGCGGCGCCCTATCAGCAAGTGTTCGGTTCAGCCTCGGCGGGAGCGAATCTCTACGGCGACCTGACCGGGGCCAATGGGCCGGAAGGACAAGCAAGAGCGCGCGCAGCCTTCCAGACCGATCCGGGCTATCAGTTCGCGCTCAATCAGGCGCTGCAGGCAACGCAACGCGCGCAAGGCACGGGCGGCTGGCAGGGCAGCGGCAACGTGCTCAGCGCGCTCGAGGACCGCGCCTCGGGACTGGCGCAGCAGCAATACGGCCAATGGGCGCAGCGGCTCGCGCCCTATCTCGGCCAGCAATCGCAGGCGGCCAGCGGGCTTGCCGGCGTCTACACCGGCGAGGGCCAGGACGTCACCTCGCAGAACAATGCGATCGCCAACCTGCTGTACGGGTCGGCCACCGGGCAGGGGAATGCCGGCGCCGCGGCGCTGACCGGCGCGCAGAGCGCCGAGAACCAGCTCGGCGGCGGCATCATGAACCTCGCCGCCAAGCTGCTCGGCTTCTCCAAGGGCAACACGTTCAACTTCGGCGGCGGGACTGGCGGCGGGACTGGCGACGTTGCGAGCCTTGCCGGCGGCGGTACGGCATCTGCCGGTGATGCGCTCGCTTTTGCCTAGAGGTCATCCATGGCCATCCAATACGGCGTTCCCTTCTATCCCGGCTTTGTCAACAACGACACCATCCTGGGAACCATTGCCAAGGGCCCGCAGGGCGTCATCGATGTGTCCAAGCTGTTCGATTCGTACAAGACCGGAGCGGAGTTCGGCCAGCAGCAGGGAATGCAGAACCTCTACTCGAACCTCGACCAGTTCCGCGACGCGCAGGGCCGGCTCGACATCCAGAAAATGTCCGAGGCACTGCTGCAGCAGGGCGGCGGCGCGCAGCTCGGGCCGGCGCTCAATGCCCAGCGCGCCGGCGCCATCATCGACTATTACAGGAACGCCGGCCAGGACGAGGGCGGCTACCCGGGCAAGCCTCCGGCCGATTCGGTCACCCCACCGACGACCTCCGATCGCACGTCATCCGTGCAGCAACCGGACCTGCCGATCTCGATGAACGGCACGCCGCGGGCGGCCACCGCGACGCGCTATCCCACCCCGCAGAACCTGACCTCGCCGGACGAATCGCAGCCGCCGATCGTCAGCTATGGTCCGGTCACCGGGCCACGTTCGGAGGCTGGAACGACCACCGAGCTCTCGGCCGAGCAACGGCGTGTCCCGCATATCGACATTCCCGGCCGGCCGGCCGACACCGAGCCGACGCCGACCGAGCAGACCCCGCCGCCGGCCCGGGTGCAGGCGCCGCCGAATCGCTTTATCGGCGGGCTCGAGTCCACCGAGGACAATGCCCAGCGGCTCGATGAGGCCGCACGCAAACGGATGAACCGGGCGCGAGCTCTGGATGCGCTCGAGAAAGGCCTGGGCGACAAGGATGCCAAGCAGGCCGAAACGTGGTCGAACACCGCCAAACAGATCCGCGAGTCGATCCTCAAGCAGCAGCAACAGGAACAGGAAAGCAATCTGGGCGTGCAAGCGGCAGGCCCAAAGGCGCAGGCCGAGGCCAACGTCAAGGACTACTGGACCGGCTACAACGACATCCAGACCCAGGCGCAGACCGCGGCGGGGCTGATACAGAAGGCAGAGCTCGGCAAACAGCTGACCCAGCAACCTGGGTTCTACTCGGGTCCGTTCTCGTCGAATGTGGAGGCCTTCAATCAATTCCGCAGTCTGCTTGATCCGAATGCCCAGGCTGCGGCCATGCCGCAGGAGGCCTTCCATAAGGTCGCCAACGACATGCTGCAGCAGCAGATCCGCTCAATGGGCCAATCCGGGGTCGGGCGGGTTCTCATGTCTGAGGTGTTGATCATGCGGAACGCCTTGGCAAATCTCGGCATCACCGAGGTGAGCAACCGCGCGCTGATGGAAATGACCAAGCGCACCTACCAGAAGCAACTCGAACTCGCTGACGTGGCCGGCAAGGTTCCCCCAGGAGACGGGCGCGCGCTCAAGGCGGCCGTGCTCAAGTATCTGCGCGAGCATCCGTTGTTCAGCAATGACGAACTGCGCAACCCGGCGCTGCTCGGTTCGAAGGAGCCGCCGGCTGCGATCGCGCGCAACCCGCAGGCGCTGCAGCAATGGGCGACGCAACAGGGGCTGAAGCCGGGCGATCCTTTCATGTTCCAGGGCAACCTGCGGCAGATCCCCGGCGGAGCGCAGTAGATGCCCATCGCCTACCGCACGATTCCACTCGGTGGTGTCGATTACGCCGGGAGACCCTTGCCGCCGGATGTCACCTACATCACCGGCGACCAGGGCGACGGCCTTCCCGGGGTCCCCTACAAGGCGCCGGAGCCTGCGGAAAAACCGAGCGTGGATGGCCTGCCCGGAGTGCCCTATACGGCGCCCAAGGAGACGGCGCCGGAGGGCCAGCGGCAAATCGGTTCATCCGAGGCGCTGCTCTCGAGCCTCGCGCATGGCGCCACGTTTGGCGCAGCGCCGGCGATCGAAGGCCTCAAGGCGGCATCCGGTCTTCAGGCGCCGGAGGGCCTCGACCCCAACCTGCCGCCGGAGGTGCAGGGTGACATTGCCGGCGGGCAATCCCTGGCGCGGCCGTTTGTCGGGGCCTTCAACCTGATCACCGGGCGCACCGGACCCGACACGGTCAAGGCCTATAACGATGCCCGGGATCAGGCGCTGAAGGAGTACGAGCAGACACGGGCGCAGCATCCCTACCTGACGCTCGCCGGCGAGCTCGCCGGTGGTCTTGCGGCAACGCCCGTCGTTCCATTTGCCGGGCTCGGCCGGGCTACGAGCACACTCGGACGCCTCGCGGCCGGGACCAAGGTCGGCGCCGTCACCGGTGGCCTGACCGGCGGCGGCGAGGCGGTCAGTCGCGGCGAAGGCGCCGGCGGCGTCGCGCGATCGGCCGGCCTGGGCGCCGGTGCCGGCGCGATCCTCGGCGCTGGCCTGGGTGGCGCCATCGAGGGTGTCTCGCAAACCGCAAGGAAAGTCGCTTCGCTGCGCCGCGGCAAGTTTGATCCGCAGGCCGAGGCGGCCAAGCAGGTGCAGGAGATGTTCCGCGGCCCGGGTCGCAAGGCCGTGCAGCGGGTGACTGGCGATATCCCGGCATTGCGCGCCGGCAGCGAAACCGGAGCGCCGATGGTGGTCGGTGATTTCGGCGGACGGGCAGCCGGCAGCCTGTTGCGCTCGGCAACCGATATCGCGCCGGAGGCGCGTGACCTCGCCGAAGAGACGCTCGGGCCGCGCTACCGCCAGCAAGCGCCGCGCATCATGGACTGGATCAAGGGCAAGTTCGTCGGTCCAGGCGCGGATGTAACGGCGCAGCGACTTTTGGATCAGGCGCGCAGGGAAAACGCGCCAGCCTACAAGCGGGCCTATACGATCGCGGCGTCACGCTTTCCGCTCGGGCTCACGAGCATGAAGCTCAATGAGCTCGTGCGCGCGAGCCCGGCGCTGCGCGATGCGCTGGTCGAGGCGTCCGGGCAGCAGACTGAACGCGCGGCGGCGGAAGGCGTCGGACGCTCGGTCAAGCAGAAGCTCGCGTTTGATGCCGCCGGCGGGTTTTCCAAGGAGGTCCCCGACCTGCAACTCTGGGACTATGCCCAGCGCATTCTGCGCGACCGCGCGGAGGGCCTTCGCACAGCGCCGGGCGGCACGGCAAAGAGCCAGGGCACCGCGCTCGGCTCGATCCACCGGCAGCTCCTCGCCGAACTCGATGCGCTCGTGCCGGACTTTGCCAGGGCGCGCGGCACCGCGGCGACCTTCTTCGGCGCGGCCGATGCGCTCGAGGCGGGACAGAAGTTCGTCACCATGCCCGGTCACCTCGAAGGACCGGCGCTGCGCGCCATCCGCAAGATGTCGGGCGCCGAACGCCGACTATTCGCCATGGGGTTTGCCGAGGAGGTGGCGAATAGGCTCGAAGGGCGCGGATATCAGGCCGACGTTATCAACAACATGTACATCAATAGTCCTCGAGCTGCGCGCCGCATCGCGCTCGCGCTCGGGCCCGAGGCTGCGGCGCAGTTCGAAGCGGCGCTGCGAATCGAAAACATCATGCAGAAGACGCACCGGGCCATCCTCGGCTCGCAGACCTCGGGTAACATCGCCGGCATGTCGAAGATGGGGGCGGCAATCGCGGGCGGAGCAGAGCTGATCCATAACCTCAATCCAGCGTATGTGATCGCCGGCGCCCTCTATGTCGGGTCCCGAGAGATGGCCAGGAAGATCGACGAACAAGTCGCGCTGCATATCGCCCAGATGCTCTTGAGTGACAATCCCGCGGTCGTCTCCCGCGGCTATGACATAATGTCCCGCAATCCTGTCATACGCGAGGCGCTGCGTCGGGCCTCCGATCTGACGGGGCGTGAACTGATCTCGCGGTTCGGTGAAAGCAACGTGTTCGCCGCCGAGCTCGCAACCCTGTCGCACCTGCCGGGCATGGGGATGTTGCAGCAGAAACCGCCGGAGCACGCGCCCCAGCAGTATGATTACGAAGGCCAGCAGAACCCAGTCGCGCCCAACCCATAGCAACGCAGCCAGAAGCATCAGGAATGTCATATGGCCGGAACCCTTTTCGGGCTTTCGCTCAGTCAGCGAGTCGACCTCAACAGCAAGCCTAGCGTCGGATGGCTCCTGTACCTGTATCAGGCCAACACGTCGACGCCAGTCAACTCCTATGTCGACCAGGGCCTGTCGAGCCTGAACCCCTGGCCGCTCGTCGCTGACGGCTACGGCACAATGGCGCAATTCTGGCTGGCCGACGGCTCCTACCGTGCACGCGCGACGAGTGCGGATGGCTCGCAGATCTATTTCGACCAGCAGAATATTCTGGCGCTGACGCCTTATGTGCCGACCGGCGGCGGGGGCGGCGGTCCGCCGGTGATCGATCCGACCTCGACCTTCCAGACCGGCGACGTGATCTGGGCCGACACGCAAGGCACGCGCACGGGCTGGGTGCGCGACAACGGCAGGACGATCGGCTCCGCCTTGTCCTCCGGCACCGAGCGGGCCAACAACGACACGCAGAACCTGTTCACGTTCCTGTGGAACGGTTTTCCCGACACGATCTGCCCGGTGGGCGGCGGCCGCGGCGGCTCGGCGGCCAGCGATTGGAGCGCCAACAAGGCGATCACCTTGCCCGATCATCGCGGCACCGGCGTGATGGGCCTCGACGACATGGGCAATGCGGCGGCGGGACGGCTCGCGGCGGCGCCGCTCATCGTTGGCGGCGTGACGCAGCCGGGCTCGCTGATCGGCGAGGGCTCGCATGTGCTTTCGAGCGGGGAGATGCCCGCGCACACGCATACGGCAACATCGACGGTGACCGACCCGGGCCACACGCACAATACCAACGCCAGCGCGATCAACCTGTCCTATACGGCGGGCGGGACCGGGCCTTCGCCACAGTCGGGGACAACCGCCACAAGCTCGGCAACGACGGGCGTGACGGTGGCGACATCCAACGCCAGTACCGGCGGCGGCGGCGCACACAACATCATCCAGCGCACCGCGCTCGGCACCTTCTACAGGAAACTTTGATGAAAAAGACGATCGATTACCGGCACGGCAAGATCTCGTTTCTCGACAACGACGTCTACATCGGACACGCGCTGCGAACCTACGGCGAGCGCGAAGAGAAAGAGGTCGAGTTCGTTTGTTCTCTGATCAGCGAAGGCGATACCGTGATCGATGTCGGCGCCAATATCGGCTTGATTACAATTCCGGTCGCGCAGAAGGTCGGCGCCGGCGGCCACGTTTTGTCGTTCGAACCGCAGCCGCGCATGTTCGAACTGCTCAAGGAAAACGTCGAACAGAACAACCTTGCCGTCGAATTGCACCAGCTCGGCCTGGGTGAAAGTTTCGGCAAGGCCGGACTGCCGGAGATCGATTATGACGGCGAGAATAATTTCGGCGGTGTCGCGTTATTGACCGGCAACGCGGTCAAGGTCGCCACGCTGGACAGTTTCAACCTTGAGGCCTGCCGGCTCATCAAGATCGATGTCGAGGGCATGGAGGCGGATGTCCTGAAAGGCGCCAGGCAGACGATCGAGCGGTTCAAGCCCTTGCTCTATGTCGAGAACGATCGGCTGGAAAAGTCTGCGGCGCTGATCGAGCTGATCCGCGGCCTTGGCTACGAGATGTACTGGCACACGCCGTATTTGTTCAATCCGCAGAACTTCAACGGCATCGGCGACAACATCTTTCCCGGCGTGGTCGCCGTGAACATGCTGTGCGTGCCGACCGGGGTCAAATGCGAGCAGATCCAGGGGCTGCGCCGGGTGATGTCGATTCACGACCGCGAGAGCGGCCGCGCCGTGCTGCCGCCCGAGGTCAAGCCGGCCAACGGATGGGCCGGCATCGCCCGTTTTGGCGGCATCGGCGACAACCTCATCGCCGCGGCGGCGGCCTACGCGCTGAAGCAGAAAGGCCTGAAGGTCGAGGTGATCACCGGCGAGACGGCGCAATGGTCGGTGTTCGAGCACAATCCGAACATCGACAAGCTGTCGATCAAGTCAAAGTTCGAGATCCCGCCGCTCGGCTCGCTCGAATGGCAGAAATGGTTCCGCGGTCGCGCGGAAGAATACGACGTGTTCGCCAACCTCTCGCATTCCTGCGAAGGGACGCTCGCCTTCTTCCCGGCCATGACGCAATTCCATTGGCCGGCGCACGTGCGGCGCCGGGTCGCCAACAAGAGCTACCTGGAGATGCAATGCGATCTGGTCGGCTGCGACTACGTGTTCGGGCCGCTGTTCTATGCGAGCCCGGAGGAGAAGACCAAGGCGATCGAGACAAAGGCCAAGGTCGGCAAGCGGTGCATCGGCATCGTCATGTCCGGATCGCGCATCGACAAGCTGCACCCGCGCCTGCCCGGCGTGGTGATGCGGCTGATCAACGAACTGCAGGCGCCGGTCGTGCTCCTCGGCGACGGGACAAATTTCCAGAACGCCAAGCAGATCGAAAAGCTCATCATCGACACCAACGGCACCAGCAAGGGGCTGCATGTCGCCATCTCCTCGGACAAGGACGCGGACGGCAAGCGGGCGATCGACTGGCCGATCAGACGGACCATCTCGTTCGCGCAGATCTGCGACATCGTGATCGGGCCGGACACCGGCATCATGTGGGGCGTCGCCATGGAGGCAATGCCGAAGATCATGCTGCTCGGTCACGCCTCGGCCGAGAACATCACCAAGCACTGGGTCAATACGACGACGCTGCACGCCGATCGCTCGGTCGCCTGCTGGCCCTGCCACAACCTGCACGACGATCCGCCCGGCGGACCGACGCCCGACTTCAGATCGTTCTGCACGCCAAATTCCGACAACACCGGAGCCGCCTGCATCTCGTCGATCTCGATCGAGAAGATTCTGCAAGTCGCGCGCTCCTACTGGGAGCGCAAAATCGAACAACCAACCCTGGAGATGCTGCATGGCTGACATGAACAAAGGGCCGGCCGGCTTCGGCACGCTGACGATCGATGAAGGCAAGGTGTTCGTCGTTCGCAAGAAGGCGGACGGCAAGTACTACAGGATTCTCGCCGACGGCCGCGAGGAGCTGCACGAACCTGAACCAGAAGCGAAGAAGGAGTGACCGATGGCTAACATTGCAATGTACGCGCAGTCGAACATCTTAAACTACAACCTGCGCGGGACCGTGTCTGCGCCCGCGGCGTGGGGTGTCAGCCTGTCGCTCGGCTCGCCGACCAGCGTCTCAGGATCGGAGATGTCGACCTCCAACATCTCGACGCGGCAGACGGCCCTGTTTGCGGCGGCGACCACGGTCGCCGGCTCGGCCTACTGCTCGAACACCTCGTCGATGAACTGGTCGAGCGTCTCGGCGGCATCGATCTCCGGCCTGGCGATCTGGGACACGATGCTGTCCAACAACTCCGGCAATATGCTCTGGTATGGGCTGCTCGCCGCGCCGCGCACGCTGTCGGCCAACGATGCGATCGTGATCGCGGTCGGCGCGCTGACCTGCGCGCTGTCGTGATGTTTCTCAAGACCTCGCGCGACGGCGAACTGTTCGTCGATCATCGGGCCTCGCCGGGCATCCCGGCCGAGATCGCCGTCAAGATGGGCTACCATCCCGATCAGGTCCGCGCAGGCAAGTCGGCGACCATCCCGACGCTCGGCTGTCCGCATTGCGGCGGCCATCAGGTGAAAAACCCATGGCGCACGCGCGAGCGCGCGCATTGCTACGTCTGCAACGTCTACATCTGCGACGGGTGCTACCTCGAAACGCGCATGCCGGACTACAAGCACGAGACGTTCCTGCAGAAATGCGAGCGCATGGCGCGCGAGAGCCAGCGCAAGCTGATCTTGCCGTAGGAGGGCTTGATGGCCAAACGATTGTTTTTTGCGAGCCTGACTTTCACCGCGCAGGCCTACTCGGCAACAGTGCTGGCGAACAGCAGCTACATGTGTCTGCTCGGCACGAGCACGACGCAACTGACCGACGTCCTTGAGATCCTCGCCACCGGGCAGCAGGGCTCATCGACCGTCAGCGGACTGCAGCTCTGCCGCTCGCTGGGCACGGTTCCCTCCGGCGCGACCGCGCTGGCCGCGCCCGCCTCCGATGGTCCCATGCATCCGGCGACCGCGGCCCTTGCCAGCCCGGTGTCGGTCTTTGTTGCGGCGACCACCAACCCGCAGGCCTCGGGCGCGACCACGGATGCCAAGCTCAACCTCGGCGTCAACTTCTTCGGGGGCGCCGTGCGCTGGAACGCTTCACCGTTCCAGCAATGGTCGATGTACGGCAGCGCGACCGGCTTTGGCTGCTCGGTGCTGTTCAACTCCTCGGTCAGCAACGGCGTCACCGGCTTGGCCGACGCGCACATCATGTACGAGACGTATTAGGGACAGCCATGGCCTATTATGATGCCTTGATTGCGGCCTGGAACAGCGCAACGCAGCCGCCGTCCGGCGTGACCGGCAATCCGTTGACGGCGGGAATGACGACGCAGCAGAAGGTTGCCACCATCAACCAGTGGAAGATGTCGGGCACAGCGATGCCGATGATCGTTCCGACCTACCAGATCTACAACCTGATCGACCTCACCGAGTTCAACGCGCTGCCGGCTGCCAGCCAGCAATCGGTACGCGACATTCTGTCGATGGGCACGGTTGATGCTTCGCCCGGCACTAAAGCCAGAGCCCGCTTCATTCAGATCTTCCCGAGTGGCACGGCGAGTTTTACGACGCTGTCGAGCTATGCCAAGACCTTCGATGCGCCATCGCAGGACTGGTGCTTCGTCAATGCCTACCCGACTCACGGTGAAAATGGGCCGGGGAATCTGTCGGTGTCCGACGCCAACAACGCGGGGCTTGTCTGATGGCTACGATGAAATGGATTGCCGGTTCGGGCGCTGGTCTGACATGGACGTCGCTGGACTCGAGTTCGCTCAACAGTCTTGCCAGCACGAACGCAATATTGAGCGGGACGCAGATTGACAACAGCACGTCGCTGGACATGTTCGCCGACATCAGCCTGATCCTGGCCAGCGCGACCTTTGTCGCTCCCGCCTACGTCGGCATCTATCTCTATCCCCTCAGCGATGACAACGCGACCTATGGCGACGGTCGATTCGGCAGCGCCGCAGCCGGTCCCCCGCCGAGCAACTACGCTGTCGGCACCATCGGCCTTGTGGCGGGGACACAGGCACAGACCGGACAACTGTTGCGCATCATTATTCCTCCGGCCAAGTTCAAGTTTGTCTATTACAATCTCGGCGGCGTAGCGTGGAACGCATCCGGCAATACGGTCAAGTACCGTACCTACAACCAGCAGGTTGCCTGATGCAGATATTCAAACCAGCGACGAATATCTTCTCGCCGGGTGTCTTGCATGTTCCTACTGGACGTTTATGGATCGACTGGCAGCATCCGCTTGCCAATGGTTTGGCAATGGCCTTCGTCGGCGACTGTGCTTATGATCTGGCCCGGCCATCGACTACGACTATCAATACAGCGACCAACTTTAAAACGACGATTACTCCAGAAGGTCCTGCGACACAAGAAATCATCTATAATTATGATTGTTCCAGTATTTTTACATCCAATCCCAATTCCGCAATCAGCATCTATTGCAGAGGGCTCGTGATCTCTGCTGGTGCGAACTTTCCCTACGTTTTTGGCACTATCGACAACTCCGGTGTCGATCATCTTTCCATATTTGGCAATACGAGTTTCGGTTCCGTCCAAGGGACGTGGAACGATAGTGCAAAACTTCTCGTTCTACGAACTATAGGGGCATTTCCCACGTTCGTTTCGCTCGGTATGGCCGGAACAATCAACGGCACGATGTTTGGCTATAGCGATGGCGTACAAACCAACACTACGACTTTTGGCACTACATTTGGCACCTTCACCCACCCGCCGAACAGTGTGGTCATAGGCACTGGTGGCTCATCACACAATATTGTGTCGACGAATTGCGGATATATCTGGCAGCGCCAACTCACCGCCGACGAGATGCTGTGGCTGCATGTCGAGCCTTACGCATTTCTCGTGCCGGATGTATCCAGTATGATGTTTCCGGGGAGTCTATTGCCTGCGCCTCTCATGGGGCAAATCTGGATGTAAGCCATGGCATTCGGCGGTGTTCGCGGCTCGCTGACGACGATCGGGGCGAGCATCGCCGCCAGCAATGCGATCAACACTGGCACGCCGTTCGCGGTTTCCGTTGGCGACCTGATCGTCGTCGTCTTTGCCGAGCAGACGTCCCTCACCGCGACAACCTGCACCGATAACCTCGGCAACACCTACACGGCGCAGAACGCCGGGACGCTGTCCGGCACATCCGTTTCCGGTCGCTGCTATTACAGCGTTGTCACTGTTGCCGGGACGCTCAGTTCGGCAACGGTTGCCGCGACAGCGTCGGCGCATGATTTTGCCGGCGTGGTTGCCGGATTCGAAGGCCCGGTTTCCACGATCGACGCGAATCCGGCCAATGCGACCAACGATCTGACGTCGCCGTTCAATACCCCGGCGTCGGGCGTCCTGGCGCAGACCAATGAACTGCTGATTTCCTGGGCGAGTTGGGCCGCGGCGAGCGCCAATACCTGGGCGGCAAGCGCCCCGCTCACTCTTGCGGTCAGCGCCAACGAGCCGGCCTCGGGTGCAGTCCTTGCCGCGGCCTATCTCGGCGCGCAGGTCACGTCTGCGACCACCTCGGTCACGCCGGGATGGACATCGGCAACCGCTCCCAGCGCCGACGTTCTCGGCACTTTTACTGTCAGAAAAACGGTCAATGCGACGGCCTCGGTCGGCGGCAGTGGCATTTTATCGACCGCGGCCATCGCACAACTCCAGGCAAGCGCCGCACTCGGCGGAGGCGGCACCCTATCAGCCAGCGCGACGGTCATTCCCGGCGCGGATACGACGACGGTCCTGCGTAGCCCGCATTTCTCGCCGACCTGGCGGATCTGGCAAGGCCAGACCTGGGTCTGGAACCAGACGCTTTATTTGGCGGCGATTAATGTCTGGACCGCCAGCGCGACATTTACGGGGTCGGGCGCCTTAACCGCCAGCGCGACGGCAGTTCGCCCTGCTGCTGCGAACTTGAGCGGCGCCGGCGCGATCACGGTCAACGCCAATCTGCTCGAGCAGACCTCGGCGCTGTTCACCGGCGCAGGCGCGATGGCGGCAAGCGCCGTCGTGGCACGGCCGGACACGGTGCTATTCAACGGCACCGGCGGCATGGCCGTTACGGCCAATATCGTCGACTTGCAATCGACGGCCACGTTTAACGGGAACGGGGTTCTCGGCGCCGCGGCCGTCGTCAATTTGCCGGCGAGCGCGACATTCGGCGGCAATGGCGCTCTTTCCGTCACTGCCACGGTTCGTTCGCCGGCGACGGCCACGCTCAATGGCAACGGGCTGCTGAATGCCACCGCGACGGTCGTCGAGCCGGACACGGTCAGTTTTGTCGGCAGCGGCGGATTAAACGTCGTCGCGAACCTCGTCGAGCAGGCGATCGCCACATTCGGCGGGGCCGGAGCCTTGACGGTCAGCGCGACGGCGGTACGGCCGGCCCTGGCCACGCTGAACGGGACCGGCGGCCTGTCGGTCACCGCCAATCTGGTCGAGCAGGCGTTCGCGAGCTTCGGCGGCTCCGGCGTTATGGTTGCCGCTGCCGATTCCGGCAACGTCAAGAATGCCAACGCCACCCTGATCGGCGCCGGCGCCCTGACCGCGGCTGCGCGTTACGTTGCGAGCCCGATCACGCTTCTGGCCGGCTCGGGCGCCCTGAACGCCCAGGCCAGCATCAAGGCGCCCATCCAGGCGTCTTTGTCAGGATCCGGTAACCTGACGGCCCAGGCGCGCCTAACCGCGTTTACTCAGGCTACCCTGGGCGGCGCCGGCGCCTTGATCGCCGACGCGACGGTCCTGCATGGCCAGCAGTTCGCGACAGCGACGCTGCGCGGCGGCGGGGCTCTCCTCGCTGCCGCCACGATCGTGCGGCCGGCGGTGGTCGTCAGGGCCGAGATGGAGGTTTATCTCGCGGCCTACGAAGGCGATTACTTCCTGTCCGCGTATGAGGCCGAGCTCGAGATCAGCGAAGAGAAACCGCAAGGCGATGTCTTTATCAGGTTGGCAGCATGAAAACCTTCACCCGCGATGCGACGATCCATCTCAAGTTCAACTTCCGCGACCATCTGGGAGCTCTGCTCAATCCGGCCGGCGCGAATGTGTCGTTTTCCTACAAGGCGCCCAACGCGACCGATGTCACGACGATCACCTATCCGCTGGTGAACACCAGCGGGTTCGACTGGGTCTACGAGTGGGATTCGAGCGTATCGAGCCCTTGCGTCATCGACGTGCACGCGCAGTCGACCGGCGGACCGCCGACGAGCGCGATCGACTGCCAGTTCCGCCTCAAGGGCAACACGACGAACCGGCGGCTCGCCGGCGACTACTGGCTTGACTGGGATGCCGGGTACGGGCTGTGACATGCTTCTGGCCGTCCTTCTCGTCGAGGCTCATTTCATTCTGGTGCACGCCCCGGGTGGCGTGGATGTCTCCTTGAACGTCGAGGAGATCTCCTCGATCCGCAAGATCGCGGATATCGGCGAACATCACCACAAGGATGTGCGCTGTGTCGTCGTCATGACAAACGGAAGGTTTATTGGTGTGGTCGAACCCTGCGTGGACGTCATCAAGCTCATAGCGGACATCAAGAAATGAAGCTCGTCATTAGCTCAGGACACGGGCTGAAAATCAGGGGCGCCAGCCACTTCATCGACGAGGTCAATGAGGCGCGCCGGGTGGTTGGCGAACTGGTCCCGGCCTTGCGCGACCACGGCTACGACGTGGACGAGCTGCACGATAACGTCTCGACCACCCAGGACGAGAACCTGAACTGGCTCGTGTCCGAGCACAACAAGCGCGAGCGCGATCTGGACGTCAGTGTGCACTTCAATGCCTGCGATCCGCCGACCGATGGCATGCGCGGTACCGAGTGCTTCTACCAGACGCAAACGGAGCTCGCGGCCAAGGTCAGCGCGGCGATCGCCGAGTCGATCGGCATCACGGACCGCGGCGCCAAGTATGGAAACTTCTATTTCCTGTCGAATACCAACCGGCCGGCCATCCTGATCGAGGTCTGCTTCGTCGACGCGCAGGTCGATGTCGATGCCTACGAGGACAACTTCGAGGCCATGATCGAGGCCATGGCCGCCGTGCGGCTCAAGGGCAATCAGGTCCGCTTCGAAGGGACCTGCAGCTGGTTCGGCGGCCCGGCCGACCAGGGCGTGGCGTGGGACGAAGATCTTGCATGGTGGTGGGACTGGGAGCAGATCGTCGACGCGGGGGCGACCGAGCTTTTCCTGCCCGAGCAACCGCCGGATACGAGCGGGCTTGCCAGACGGCTCGATCCGTTTCAATCCTATGTGGCCTGTCGATGGGACTACAGCGTCACGCCGAAAAGCATGCTCGCCGACCAGCGCCTGAAAGCCAGTGTGTATGCCCCGAAGACCGGGCGCATCTTTCCGGCTTCGCCGGTGGACTGGGGACCACACGAGGAAAAGACAGGTCGGGCGGCCGATCTCTCGCCCGGCCTGATGAAGGCTCTCTTCGGCACGCATCACGCGACCGACGAGGTCGTGGAAGTGATCTACCCAGCAAAGGAGAAATGAAATGGCAGCTATTCCTGTGACGATCAGCAATGCGGTGGTCGACGAAGCAAACGCCACGATCACCGGCGACTTGAGCCTGACGGGCCTCGAGGTCGGTGGCGGCCCGATGCCGGGCGGTCCTGGCAAGCCACCGGGAGCGCCGACCTTCCCGATCTGGGGGCCGCCTGGCATGGAGCTTCCCCCCGTCCCCGGCTACCCGCCGGTCGCCGGACATCCATTGCCCCCAACGCCAACTCCGCCTGATCCGACCAAGCCGCCGGCCTTCCTGCCAATCTGGCATCCTGACTACGGGTGGATCGTGGTTCCGGTGTTCCCGGTTCCGACTCCGTCGAAAAAAAAGTAGCTAGCGCGCGGTCCGCCAAGCGCGCTCAACGCGCTCGGCCCAAGCCTCGGCGAAGTCATAGGCGTCGGGCACGGAAATAGACCGCCAGAGCGGGAACGGCTCGGCCTGAAAAAATGGGTCTTGATCGGCGGCTGCGTCGAGTTCATTGTATTCATCGGGATGGACGACTGTGATAGCCCCGCTCAGGCGGGGCTCTTTTTTATTGTCGGCGCGCTTCGGGGTCGGCTCGAGGATGGGGTCGAGCCGAAGACCGCGAGGCGGACCACGCCGGTTGCTCCAACAGTGATGACGCGAGTACCAATATAAATGCGACTTCGGCCAGAGCTGCCGGGCTTCGCTCTTGGAAAGGCAGACCTCGCGCGTGCCGGCCGGGACAGCCAGAAGCAGCGCCAGGATAAAGAGCGCAAAGCCGACCACGGCGATCGTGAACAGGGCGGCGATCGTCTCATTGCTCATTGGCCTGCTCTTTTGCTTTTTTGCTTTTGCGCGGCGCCCGCGGTTTTTTCTCCGGCGCCTTGATGTTGAAACGGTCGTAGACCTGCTTTTGCAGCGAGAGGTACCTCTTGATGTCGTTCAGATCCGATTGCAGCGTCTGCATGTCTGTGCGGAGCTGATTGTTCTCGAGCTCGAGAAACCCGATCTTTTTGGCATCGTTGGCGTGAGATTCGATTCTTTCCTGCATCGCGGCTCTCTCACGCATATATTCGTCATGCGCCACAGCGGCTTCCTGCATGACCAACCGTTTCCGATCATGCTCGGAAAAGTCAGGAGCCGACGGCAGAGGTGTGACAGTCGGCTCAGTAATCTTGCGCGGGATCATCGCTGTCTCCGGCAATGGCGGCATCTCCTCCTCTTCCTTGCGTACAAAGCTCGGGATGATTCTCATGTTTGCCTCCTGGTTTCGATCTCTGTCATCATGGTGCCCACGCCAGGCTTGGCCGACCGGTGCGACCCCAGTGCCAGAGATACCAGGCGTGCCACTCCGAAGGCTGTGCGCGCTTGCCGTCCTGCCTATCGAACCACACGATTCGCTTCTGCAATTCGATCTTCTTGGCGAAGGTCTGCGACTCGGCAAACAGCGAGCGTCGCCCCTTGGCATGGCTGTAGTCAGTGGGCAGCAACATGAAAACGAAGCCGGAGACCGGCTGCATCAGGTCGAGCGCGTGCTGGATAAAGACCGCGCTGTCGGTATAAGGCGGGTTCGAGACGATGGCATCGCAGCCTTGCGCGTCGCGAAACGAGAAGAAATCTTCGCCGTCTCTGATATCGGTCGCGTAGATCTCGGGGAAACTGCCGCTGTCCGTCAGGACGCGCACGAGGTTGCCTTCCCCGCAGGCCGGCTCCCAGACCTTGCGCGCCCATGGCAAATGCGGCAGCACGCATTCCAGGCACCACGCCGGCGTCTGGTAGGCGTCCTGCGGCTTGCGCTCGTAATTGCTGTCGACCTTGCTCATATCAGCCCCGAATAGTCCAAGCCGCATGCATGGCATGGATGATCAGCCGATCACCCTCTTCCTCGTCACCGCTGATCGAAAACAGCGCCAGCGCGATCAGCACCGGATCGGCGAGGCGATACTTCTGCCAGAACGCCCAAGCTGCCATTTTGTGGGCCTCCTCGTGATGGTCGCGGCAGAGCGGCAGAGTGAACCTGTCGTCGGCCTTCATGCCGATATTGCTTGAAATGGGTTTGAGGATGCGGCCGTCGGCAAATTTCAAATGATGCGCATCGCACACGTGCTTGCCGCAGATGATACACGGCCGCTCGCTGACAAAGCGCAAGTGCCGGGCGGCGTTACGACGGGGACGGCGCTGCATTGCTATTTGAGTAGGAACAGTTTCACCAAGTCTTCGTAACGCCGCTCGCTGATTTCTTTTTTGTCGCGAGCTTTGCTGATCTCAGTTTGAAACTTGACCCGGTCGTCGTCCTGGGCATGGTCATAGAGCTTGACGCGAACGATGATGCCGCGCGGACCATACTCAGTCACAAAAGGACAATCGTTATTGAGCATGTAGCGACGTTGCGAAGGAATGTGCTTGCGGGCGTTGTCGCGACGGGTGGCGTTGGTGCTGCCGTAGACGAAGCGAGCAACGTCGTCCATCGTCTGCCACGTCTTCTTGCTTTTCAGGAATTCAGACACGCGCAGCATATTCCAGCGGCCGCCGGCGAGACGTTCTTTGCCGTCTTTGGTTTTGTAGATGGCCGGCGGTTCGACCTTGCGGATCTTGGCAATATTTGATTCTGACATGATGCCTCCTAGACGTTAGCCCGCAGCCGATCGCGAACGCGGTTGAGGCGGGCCATGGCCTCGCGCGATCCGCCTTTGTCGGGATGTAATTCACGGGCGAGAACCTTGAAGCCGATAGCGATAAGCCGAAGACCCAGCTTGGCCTCGGCGTCGCGGTCCTGCTGGCGCGTCAGTTCTTCTTGGGCGGCGAGCCTACGCGCCTCGCCGCGGGCGCGCTCGGCAATGTCGTCCAGGGCCGGCGTATACTCGCGCCGCGACACCGGATGGCGATGGTAGCCAAAGACCTTTGCCTCAACTTCCGATAATGATTTGAAGCGCTTAGCAGCCTTGTGGCCGCCGAGCGCCATCCAAGTTCTTAATGTTGTTCTGCTTTTGCCGTAGCGTTCGGACCATTTCCAAAAGCCGACCGCGTCGCCAGCGTAATGTCCCTCCTGCGCCTCGTTCAGTTTCTCGCCGGCCGATCTGTAATAATCCATGCCGGCCTGCTCGCCGGCTTCGATGTCTTCCTTGATCAGTTTTTCGAGGGTCTTGAGCGGTCGCGCGACTTCACGCGATTCCTGTTTGGCTAACGCTGTCATAGGCTGTTTCCTTGTCGCGATTGTAAATGGCGATAACTAAACAAGTCAAGTTATCACGGCCGGCGCTGCATCAGGGTTTCCCCTCCAATGCCTTGCGAACGTTTATCGCTATTTCCTCCAGCGTTGTCCGATAGTCTCTAGCTCTGGCAGAAGCTACTAAGGCTACAGCATGTTCACGTTCTAGCTGCGCTATCTCCGCGTCCTGTTTTTTTAGCTGGCGCATCAATTCCACCACATAAGGATGATCCGCAATTGTATCGCCGACTAGCATCCCAAGCCGTTTTATCTCTTTCTCATTAGCCTCAAGGGCATCGGCGGCGTCATCGCAGAGAGAGCAGGCACAGACATGGGGATGACAACCAGCCTCGCACTTGCCGCCTTCCCGCAACCGCGCTATCAAGCCGCTCATTGTCCGCGTTTCCACAGTTCGTATTGCGCCGTGAGCTTGTCGAATGAGGCGAGCGCCACCTCGTTAGTGGCGAGCTCCCTGCGGCTCTCGATCTGCAGCAGACCGCGCAGCGCCTCGGCCGCCTTGAAGGTCCCGTCGCCGAGCGCGCCGTTCCACGCCTTGGGATGTTTTTTCTGCAGGAACTTCTGGAACAGCTCATCGCTGCAGAGAATCGCCGCGCGCATCACGTTGGAATTCTGCCGGCGCTTGCCCTTGTTCGCCGGCGCCGGTTTCAGTTCCTCCTGGTCGTCGATCTCGGAGAATGCGACCGCAAACCGCGCGTTGACATTGGCGAGGATCACCGTCTCCGGCAGTTCCTCCGGCTTGATGCGTAGCGTCAGCATGTAGCCATCGGCCTCCTGCCGCAGCGCGACCTTGAGCGCCTCACAGGCCTCAGTCATTGGATGTCGAACAGCAAGCAGAGAAAACAAAAGGCGCCGAAACTGCAGATCAGAAAATGAATCATTGCGCGGCCTCCAGCGAAGCCTCGAGCTGGCCCTTGAGGTCGAGCTTGGTCCGCATGGCCCGCACGAGGTCATCGAGCTCGACATTGAACTTCCACACCGCGTCGGCGAGTGCGTAGATATAGGCATCGTCGCGCTCGATGCGGACGACGTGCGGCCGGCGCTTGGGCCAATAGAGCATCAGGTCGCACCATTGCCGCCCGGTCACCCAGAGCGCGCCCTGAACCTGCGGCGTGTGCTCGGGCGGGTAGGTCCCGTGCACGACGTGCTGTACCCAGAGGCGCGGGAACGACGTCTTGATCTCGAGTAGGCCCTCGGTACCGATCAGGCTGTCCGGCGAGCAGCCGGCGCGCACCGTGTGGTTCCGCACAAAGCCGACCGGATGCGCGAGGACCGCATTCTCGAGCTGGTAGATGTCGCGCGCCTCGGCCTCGAGCAGGTGGCCGCGCTCCATGTTGGCGTTAGTGTAGCTCTCGACCGGGTCGTGATAGATCGCCTCGTCGGCGAGCTGGTTCATGTAATCCTTGCGTGTCTTGGACTCGTCGGACCCCTTGCGCGGCTGGGCCAGCACCTTGGCGAAGCAGGAAGCGGTGGGGATGCCGCAGCGCAGGATTGCCCACTCCTGGGTGTTCTGCTCGACGTCGAAGATCTCGAGGTTCATTGGGCCTCCGGCTTCTTCTGGTGGCGTTTCAGGGTGG